ATGGCTACTGTAAATTTCCTATACCGATCCACAAAGGACGAATCTACGTTAAATGTCAGGCTTCTTTATAGGCTTAACAGTCCTGAGTACGCAGAAGGTTTTAAAGACTTTGTTTTGGGCTCTAAGACAAATATTCAAGTTTCAAAACATTACTGGTCCAAGCTTCATAATAAGAGGTCAAAAGATATTGAAATCCAAAACAAACAGACTGAAATAAATAGCCAGACCAATGAGCTTTCTAATTTTATCCTAAAGGCATTTGATAAAGAGCAAGAACAGGAGTTGGATAAGAAATGGCTTCAGAATGTAATAAAAAACTATTACAGCCCTCAAGAGGAAGAACAGGCACTACCTAAAGACGTAGTCAATTATCACGAGGCTTTTATCGATATGAAAGGAAGTGAATTAACCGAAGGAACTAAAAGGAAATATCGGGTTACAAAAAATCTTCTGATCAGGTATGAGAAAGAGATCAATTCAAAAGTCCTTATTAAAAATGTCAATCTTTCTTTTAAAAAGAAGTTTGAAGCCTACTGTTTAGATAAAGGTTATGCTCCCAATACAATAACCAGAGCTTTTAGAACTATCAAAACACTTTGCCGTCACGCTAAATTTCACGGCTTAGAAACCAGTTACCAATTAGACAGCATAAAGAGCAGCTACCATAAAGTACCTAATATCTATTTGAATTTTGAAGAGTTGGAGAAACTCGAAAAAATAGATCCCAAAAAACTAACTGAGAGTTATGAAAATGTGAGAGACTGGTTAATTATAAGTTGCTACACTGGCCAGAGAGTTTCTGACTTTATGAGATTCCGTAAAGAGCACATAAGAATTGAAAACGGGAAGAGCTTTATTGAATTCACTCAAAAGAAAACCGGTAAGGTAATGACTGTTCCACTTCACCCAAAAGTATTAGAAACACTTGAGAAAAGAAACGGGGAATTTCCCAAAGCCATATCCGATCAGAGATATAATGACTACGTAAAAGAAGTTTGCAAAATTGCTAAAATCAATCAAATAGTTACCGGTAGCAAAAAACTGGAGACTGAACCAGGTAGTAAAAAATACAGAAAGAAAACCGGAACTTATGAAAAGTGGGAATTGGTAAGCTCTCATATAGGACGAAGATCCTTTGCTACCAATTTTTATGGAACCATCCCTACAAGCTACCTAATCTATGCAACTGGACATTCTACAGAGGCAATGTTCTTAAACTACATAGGCAAGAGCAATAAAGATTTAGCTATTGAAATGACAAAGTTTTTTTGAATACAGAAAGACGTAAAAATTTTACACTTAGATAGTTTACATTCCACCAAACAAAAATCAACTATGAAGACATTCTACATTTTAGCAATTTTACTTTCTCTTAGCGCTTCGGCTCAGGCTCCCAAATTTGAACTTACCGCTCAAGGATTTGTAAATGCCAGTGATCCGGAACAAAACTATCTAGTAATTGAATCACCGGAACTAGATCAGGCTCAAGTTTACAAAAAGGCTCTTACTTATCTTCACACGCTATACAGCAATCCAGACGAAGCACTGAGCGTAATTGAAAATGAACAAATAACAGTAGACGGGTACGCGCCTAATAGCGTTCACAGAAACGGCATGCACGTATTCGATATGGATTACAACTACATATTAAAGTTCAAAGATGGAAAATTGAGGATTGATGCCCCTACTTTTGAGTTGACTACCTTTACAGATCACAAGCAAGTATTACATTTAGTGTGGACTAAATTTAGTATGGATGGGTCAAATTTGGGTATCTACGGAAAGAAAGACAGACTCAAATCTGACAGAGCAAAAGAAGATTTAGAAAATCACTTCAATGCGATAGTTTCAGGAATATTTGAAGCTATTAACAGCGCAGGTGATGACTGGTAATTAATAAAAAAACTCATCTTGAATAATGTATTTAGACTCCTCCCTAAATTGCAATTCAAAGGTTATAATTTTTGATACTGATTAAAATATAAATCATACTATTTCAAATTAATACAACTTATTTTGTTTTGATCTATAGTTTCTACTAATATTGAAGCTAATCATTTATACACAAGACTAGATCATAAAAAACTATTTAATAATGGGTAAAAGTTTAAAATCTTTCAAGAAAGAGTTTGAGAAAAAATGGGTCGGCCTTTCAGCCGTAGTAATTGGGATAGCAGGACTGTTTAGTATTGGATATTATTGTGGAAATTATTTAATGGAAATAAGTTGCGAAAGAGAAAAACTAGCTATTACCGAGCAATATCAAGAAAAAATTTTTGAGCATAGATCAAGTTGCAATTCTTACATGGTGGATGGTTTACTAAAGAAAACTAGTGTAATGGAATTAACCATTGAACAGTTGAAAAATATAAAAAATGAAAAATAGAATAATAATTATTTTGCTGTTTTTGATTGTAGTGGGAATTGTTCTATTTATTGAAAACACTCAATACATAAATGATTTAAAAGGCCAGGTGACTCTTAAAGACGAAAGAATTGAAGCTTTAAAATTTAGTGACTCATCAGTTGCAGAAGCTACTAAAGAATACTCAAATACTATAACTAAATATATAAAAGATTGCAATGTCGATGTAGACGGAAAAACCTTTACGTTTGACGAATTTATTGATCTTTACATTAGCGAAGTTGAAAATTCAAACAAAATAAAAGATTCTTTAAGAAAGCTTTCATTTCTCAATAAAGGATATATAAAAAAGTATGGCCCATCCCTATCACTTAAAAAGAAAAACGACTCTACAATAATAATTGTCAACTCCCCAACCAGAGCAGACACTGCCTTAGCTTATCTTCAAGAATTGAAAAGCATTGAAAATGAATCGACTAGAATCAAAGATAGTCTTCAAGTATATCGAAGTATGGTACATTTCCTTGAAAAAAAGTTTGAAATCCATTCTTACTACGATATGAACAATAAATCCATAAAATTTGGATTTAACGGTTTGGAAAAAATTGATTCTGCACTTTTTTTATTGCCATACTACAGGCATAGATTAACAATAGACAGTACGACAGTTACTGTTGAAGTTGATCAGGAGTACTTGAGAAACGAGAGAAGAGCCAAGAGGGCTCAAAGAAAAAATAAGAATTAATTCACTCATTAAGATATTCAATATAATAGTAGGTTAAAAATGTAAATGCTAAAAAAATTAATATCATATTCTATCTAATTTATGAATCCGTACCTCCAAATAGCAAGAGAACACCTCAGCATTGAGGATTTAGAAATGCTCTTAAGAGAAAAAAGAGGCAACTCAGCTGAGCCTATGACCTATGAGCAAAGTAGAGCCGCTTATTACGGTGAGCAATTTAAAAAGCTACATAGACGTAAAAGTTAACGGATGAAAATTTGCATTGGTTTAAATTAAAATATTGATTTGTTTGCGTGCCAGTAAACACCGTCATTAATAAAAGTCCAGCGTTCGCCAATATTCAACCCTATAGATGCTACATTTTGATTTGTGAAAATTTGACCTGTTACATTTATAACTTCATCCATTCTTTTAACTGTAATTACCCGTCCTTCTGGATGCGTGGTAGGGTCTGGTAGGTATATATTAATTGCAGCAGAGTTGTAACAGGAGATGTATTCATCATATTGAGCAATAGTATAATCATCTGAATTGACCAGTCTTTTAATGCCTTTGAATCTACCTTGAGTCTTTAAGTCTAAAAAATAACCTCCGTAAGCTTCTACCGGGTTAACGTTTTCATTTTTTGCAATTCCAAAAACCCCGGCGATAAACTCTGTATTTTGTATATTTCCTTTAGGTAGGTTTGAATAACCTATACCTAATATTCCTGCCTTACCTTTGATATTGCTTTGTGTGAAAAGCGAAATATCTATACCGGGGAAATTTGCTACAACTCCACCGCTATTTATAGAAGCAGAAGCGCCCTCTTGGAAAGCATCACCCTGCCTGAAGCATACGATTGAACCGTCAATACTGCTTAAGGATATTCTTTGCTTATACGGTCTAATTCCTGCAGATCCTTCAATATTTAATTTCGTATTTAATCGAATATCTCCATTTATACTATCAAGAATAACTCTCGGCTCGACTTCCGATTCGTCTTCACTCTCGTAAATAGCTTGAGAAACTATCTTTCCACTCTGTATAAGCCAATCTCCAATATTTGCGTTTTCAGCAAGTAATGTGTTGGTAGCGATGATCTCGAAGTTATCATCTATAAACTGCCAATTAGCGATAATGAATTCTGCTGCTTGGTTATCTTGGCCTATGTAGTAGAACCATTCTTTAACACCTTCATTATTGAACTTAAAAACGTAATCAACTCTATTTTGAGAATTATGATAAAGTGTTTCAGGATTGAACTCACCCATGTTCACATACAATGGAGCTTTGAAATTACCGATGTTATTGAACACCCGGTTGAACTGCTCACTTACATATTTTTCATTCTGGTAAATGGTGTTTTTTATATTCCGCTGATCTAACAAAACACTTGTTATGTAGCTAATCGTTACCTGACTGCCAATCTCAAGGGAATACTGGTAAGGATTATTTAGTTTCTGAGATAAACTTAAAATGCGAACCTGAAAATCAATACCAAAGTCTTCATCAGTGATCGTTATGATATCACCTATATTTAATTCAGTTTGATTACGTCTTAAATAAGGGTAGTGAGGACTAACCTTATAAATAACATTCGGTTGGCTGTACTTATCCAGATATTCGGTTGCACGCTCTAAAAGTTCTTCCTCAGCGTTGTCTATATACGCCTGAGGCATTTTGATATTGACAAGAACATACTTATCACCGGAACGAGGTCTGAAGGTTTCATTTGGTGAAGTATAGTCGGTTTCATCGGTGTAAGGAATAATCTCTATTTCCTTATTTGAATTATTGTAACTGGCGATTTCAAATTCACGACCGGCAAGATCTCCGGTGTTGAAAATAACTTTTGCTTTTGCGCCTCCTATAAGTTGATCGTTGATATTGAAATCAATTGAGGTGTCTCGAAATTTTGTAATACTTGATGAACTAGAAACAACCCCCTTCAATCGTGGGTAAACATCCTCAAATGTTACGCTACGTTCTATGGTCCCGAAAACATTAACATTATTTTGAAGTTTGGGTATTTTTAGGCGTTTGCTTCCGTATTCATTTGTAATGTTTCGCGTGCTTCCGCTTGGGTATAACACAGTAACCAACTCCGCATTTTGAAGGGTGAGGCGTTCAATATCTCGAAGTCCTTTTTTATACTCAAACTTTAGATTCGTTTCAGACCCTATCTTTTTCCGGAAAGTGATTTGCTTTCCTTTAACCTGAAATTCACATTCAAATTCAGCCGCTAATTTTTGAAGGGCAGCAAGACAGTTTTCATTTGTGAAGTTGAGATTCTTTCCTTCTAAAGGTTCTACATAATCAGCAAAATAAACACCTTCACCATATACCCGGTTAAGGTTTGAAATTATCAGGCTTACCGCATCAATCGGATCTCCGAACAAATAAAACTCCGATTCATCATCAAGCATAACCTGAACGTTTTTCAGGATATACATATCTGATTTGAATTGCAGATTATAGCTGAATGTATTCTGAGACTTCTTAACTTGAGGTTCGTCCAGAATTGTATAAACAGAATCCTTGAATTCAATAAAATCTCCTATCTGCAAGTCTAGCTTTCTACCTTCAATTGTAAAGCGAGAAGTCACCACGTCTTCACCGCCTATTTTTTGAAGCAACTCCGTTTGACCGTCAATTTCTATGTTGTTAATCTGAGTTTTAACCTCATCGATATATCTAAAAATCCTCATTCTTTAATTTGCTTGAAATTCTATAATTGCTCTTTCAATACTAGCAAAACGGCCATCTATACTTTCTAAGTACCTGTTGTACCTAGTGTTCACCTCAATTTTAGCCAGATAAGTGATTGCTTCAGTGTTGACTTCTAAGTTTCTACGGGCATCTAATCGCATTGCGTTTAATGTACCGGCTAAAATATTTGCCGTATCTTCGGTTACTGAAGCTATAGCTCCACTTAAACCTTGTTTAGATGTATCGGCACCTAAGGATCCAATACCGGTATTTTCCAAAATATCGTTAATCGCATCTAAGTCAGTCTGAGCACCAGAAATTAGGGTGTTGTAAAAGTTTCTAAGCCTTTCAATATCTGCAGAACTATAGCTCCCGTCTGCTCCTGCCTCAGCAAACTCTTTATAAAAGTCCTCAACCTGATTTGCTAGAAAGTTTATTTTGAAATTATTCAATAAAGCTTCCTGCATCATTACCCCAAAGTCATCGGCAAAATCTGAGGCCGCTCTTTTACCGTTCCGGAATCCTTCAATTATACTATCTGTAATTGATTGAGAAGATGTGCCTGTATAAATTTCATTGAGTTCTGCTTGCAGTTCCTGAGCCTCTCTTTTCAGCTGTTTTGCCTGCTCTGCAAACTCTTCAAGTTTCGCGGCATCCGTTCCGCTTCCCTTGCCTTTTTTCCCGATAGTAAGCCCTAATAACTTCACTTGCTTCTCGGCCTCCTTTTCGGCTTGCTCAGCTCTTTTAATGTCCTCTTGCAACTGCTCGAGATTCTTCAACTGGTCAAGTCTATTTGTAATCTGGTCACGTCCTACACTTTTAGAGATAGCATAGTCCAAATCATCAATAGCACTATTTAACTTTTTAATGGCTTCTTCAAACTTTGCAGTATCAGAAACAACCTCAACTGTTAGAGCACTATCTAAGACGGCTAATCCTCCGCTAATAATATCAGCAGGATTACCAGTAGCTATGCCTTTAGCAAGCTGACCAGCTCCTGCAGCGACTCCTGCGAGTTGATTCAGTAATTTTGCGGTGTCCTCATCTCCAAATTTTTGGAATAAAGAAGAAACCTGATTAAATATTCCTGCTAGCTCATTCGCGGTTTGTTGAATGTTATTTCCAACCTCATCCTGAGATCTTTTTATTTCCTCGTTGATAGCGAGTATTTGATCTTTTGTGAGTTCTTCAGCTTTCAATTTGCCTTTCAGCTTTTGAATATGAGCCTGTAGCTCTCGGTTATTCATATTCAATAGACTACCTAGAAAATCCGCGTGCAAACCTTCAGCATCATCAAGATACTTTTCAGCTTCTTTTAACTCTAAACGTCTAATCTTGATTCGTTCCGCTAATGCTTTACGTTCTTCGTTGGTTTGAGCTGCGTAGAACTGTTCGTAAAGGGTTCTTAATTGTCGATCAATCGCATTTATAGAAGTAGTATCAATTTCAAAGTCAACCGGTACCGTAATTGGCTGTAAACTATTTGGCGAGGTCACAACGCCTCTATTTAGGTTGATTCCCTCCTTCTCAGCTGCTAAAACGATTTTTTGCTGTTCAGCAAATACCTTTGTTTTATCTAACTGATTCTTTAGGTATTCACCGTAATCAGATCCTTGTTTTAAAAGCGTTTCAAACTGAGCATCTGCAATCTCTTTTCCTATTTGCTTAACTACGGCCTCGTACTTTTCGTACTCTTCCTTATTCTTATTGAGCATCTCAGTAAATGCATCTTTCTTGGAGTCTCCACCAGATCCACCTTTTGGAGTGTATGAAGTATTTAAAAGGCGTTGGCGCTTCTCCGCATACTTTCTGATTTCTTCAGTTTCGCTATCTAAGAAAGGCTTTAGGGAAGGAATATCTTTTGCCAGGTCAATAGACTTGAAAGTTTCAAACACTTCCTTTCTAGCATCTACAAATTGCTTTATATCTGGAAACTTGTAGTTTTCAAATTGCTTTAATCCTTCAAGGGAATCCAATGCAGCTATTTCCTTAACGATTTGTTTTGCTCCGGCTGCATTGTCGTAGGTTAAACGTTTAATACGCTGAAGCTTTTCCTCCTCTTTATCAAGTTGATCATTAGCGTCCCCAAGACCTCGGCTGTAAAGATTTATTGCATCGTTAGCAAAGTTCAAATCTGCAATAAGACGCCCTCCCTTTCCAAATGGATTTGCATCTAATTGCTTGTTGAGCTTTCCTAGTATTTCAGTAGGTGAATCGCTATAACTAAAATTGAGTTTGATATCTTCTTTAGCTGCGTAATCTTGAATTTCTTCTACTAATTTATAGAAATCAGAAACGCTTTCTTCATAGAGGTTTCTTTGAGTTGCTTTATTATTTTGGGCATCTATAACCTTTTGATTGAGTCCGCTTAATTTAAGTCTTCGGTTTTGCTCGTCGTTGATATCAGAAAGAGCCTGCTTAACCTTTACAAGAGTAGTTTCAAGGTCATCGTTTTTGATCTTATCTAAATCAATACTTTGAAGGTATTCCGGATACTGCTCTTTTAACTTTCTAATTGCCTCAAAACGCTCATCGTATGAAGTATTTGTATCGAGTATAGTCGAATTTAATATATTGAATTCATTCGCATGTTTACGTATAGCGTCATTGTAATTCTCGGTATCTGCAATTGCACGGTTGAGAAACTTTGCAAGCTCGTTGCTCACATCAAGTGCAGATTCACCAATTCCGCGCGTAATAGCTTTAATTCTATTCCCTAAAATCCCTAATTGATTAACATTTGAAGAAATATTTCTTTCAAATGCTTCTTGTGATGCTCCGGCTGAATTACCTAAATCTTCTAAGTCTTGCGCTGCGCCCTGTGCGTTTTCTCCGGTAGTTGATAGAATGGCGCCCATAGCCTCAACGCTGCCGGTTAACTCTTTTAATTTGTTCTGACTTCCTCCTGCTTCTTTATAAACTGCCTGAAAAGCGTTTTGAAGTGTTAATGATTTAGCCGCCCCGTCTCCAAGTACTTTAGTAGTTGCTTCAATTGCTGCTCTTATCTGGGTCATTGCCTGAGCAGTGGGAACACCTTGCTTCGTGAGTGAAGCTACTGCAGCTAAAACTTCTCTAAACTCAAAGCCTGAAGCTGCGGCCAGTGGTGCAACTTGAGATAAAGAGCTTGATAACTGTTCAAAATTGGTTTTTCCAAGTTTTACAGTTTGGAATAATGCATCCGCTACCGCTTCGGCTTCTGATGCTTCTAACTTAAATGCTTTTAACACGGTTGTTATTCCGTCCGCTGCTGTTTTAGTTGTTGTGACTCCTGCAGTGGCTGCTTTTGCCGAAACTTCAAGTAGCTTTAATCCTTCGGCACCATCATAACCGGCACTCACTATTTCATAATACGCCTTAGCAAGTTCAACCGGACCATCCGGGCTAATTTTACTTAGATTAAAAACCTTTGATGAGATGTCATCAAAATTATCCTGAGTCGCTTTTGAAATGGTTTCAACCTCTTTCATAGCCTTCTCAAAATCCTTTGCTAATTGAAATGAATCGTTTGCTATGGCAGTAAAGGCAGCGGTTGCACCAAGCAACAAGCCTGCAAATGGATTAATGCGGCTTACAGTGCTTGCTAAACCTCCTATAATTCCCTCAGCTTCTCTCGCTCCCTGTTTAAGCCCGTCGTTATTTATGCCACTGGCAAAAAACAAACTGTTACTCCCCCGTACTGCCATAACTGTAAACTATTTTAAAGAAGAGATTCCGATCTGAAGAACCTCATCATCTGTGTAATCGTCAATATTAGCCGCGAACATTAAGAACTTATTAAGCTCTTGGTCACCGGATTGAAGAGCGTTACTATTGACTAAGTTTTTAAACTCTTCTTTTCTTCGCTCAATTTTCTCAGAATTGCGTCTAAATTGTATCTGAGTGATTCGGTAAGCGACTAGGTCTTTTGCTATTTGTTTAATTTCTTCTTGTGCTGTCATAACTATTATTTTCTCATTCCGTTCATAACTCCTTGAACAAATTCTTTTTTGTCCTTCTCTGAGGTTTTGCTTTTCTCGGATTGCTCTAATCGTTTATCGATTGAATCCATTCGTCTGTTTAATCCTTTTACCGCTTCAAGGATTGCTTCTCCTGTTTCTTGGTTCATTTTTTTTGGTATCTAAGGTTATTGAATTGATTGTTTGTAGATTTTGATTTCCTCAGGCGTGGGCTCGTTTTTAGGCTTTTGCTCTTCCTTCTTTTTTGAAGATTCATCAAACTTCTTTTCAAGGGTTTCCATTCTTTCCTGCATCCCTTTCATAAGGTCCATCATTCCTGATAATACTTTTGTTGTGCTCATTATGCGCTTTTGTTTTTAGTTAATTTTTTCTTTTAAAAGAGTAATCATATAATCAGTAATACTCATTCCTTTACGTGCTGCAGCTACTTTGATTTTCTTTTTAAAAGCCGGCTTCACATTGAACGTGACACGCTTGTAATCTGTCTGGTTTAGTACTTGACTCATGGTTAATAATTTTGATCTATAACAAATAGATGAAATATGTAAGAAGTTACAGGCGATTTTAGACGTAGGTGTGCGTAGATGCCATACTTTTAAAGGGTTTTACTCCGTTAGGGGCTAGTATTGAAAATGAAAAAACCCTGTAAACATTAGATCCTAACATTTGACAGGGTTTTATTTGTACGGCATTTGTACTGTGAAGCATCAACCGCCCCAACTTAAACCTTTAACCGGCTTCGGTTTGCTTACTGTGAAGCCTATATTTTGTATCTCGAAAATCATTCTCATTATTAGCGCGTCAAGTATATCTGGTGAATGGCCAATCACTTCCTTAATTTTTGATTTTGGCAGCAACTGTATTTTGCCATCGTCATCTAGTTTATAGCTTTTCAAGCATTCAAGCTCTTTATAAAGTTTGGTTTTATCAATAAAGCAATTAATTTTAATCGTTCCGCTGTTAACCACTTTTGCAAACTCATAACCGCACTGGCTTTTAAGGTTTTTGTAGTTGACTTCCTGTCCTTCTTTTTTTATAGGCTTTGCTCCATTATTGAATGGAACAGCCCCGGCTAGATAACCTCTCAAGAAAGATCCTAAGCCGTCTGCATCATAAGTAATATTTGATCGTTTTACTTTGAATTCAAGAGCCTTATCCTTGAGAAACTTTTCAACGTCTGGAGCTTCGCATTTTTCAATTGTATTAAATTCAACTATTCGCCATCCATCCCAAACGATAACCACGAAATTATCTGAGCCGTGAAGAGCTATATCTGCAGTAATATACTTTTCACCAGGTTCCGCATGATCATTCGTGAATAAAGCTTGCATACTTCCGAAATCAATTAGCTGGTCATCCGATTCTTGTTGCTCAGCTAAATACAACTGTTTAAATATTTTAGGAGGTAAATCCTTTTGCGCCTGAATAATTTCGTCTTCAGAAAGAATACCCTCAGCCACGCCATCCCAAGCCGTTACTTTGAAATATGCATACTCCGGATCTGTTTTAGACTTATCCGCAATCTGGTGCATCCAGTTTGAAACTCCTCCAAAGTTCCCAATAAGCTTCATTTTACCCCGTGTGCTTGTTATGGTAGATCGCAACGCGTAAAAAGCCTCTACCCTTGCGCGTGGTGCCTCATCAAATACAATTGAATATACGTCCTCGCCAAAAAGGTTATCTGGCTTCTCAGCACTCTTAAAGTGAATAATTGCACCGTTAGGACACGTAATAGTTAGGTTACTTTCATTGATTTGATAAATACCTAATCTTCCTAATCTGGTTTTTAATCTGCTAAATGCGATTTTTGCCTGAGAATATACCGGAGCGACCCACCAATGATTAAAGCCGGGTTTATTCCAATCTTGGTGAGCTTGCTCATAAATCCACCAGATATGAGAGAATGTTTTCCCGACTTTAGTTGATGCCTCCGTAACTGTAAAGCGGCTATCATTGTACAAAAAGTTTTGTTGATAGGTTGTAAGCTTTGGCCTTTCGATTATTATATCCATTAGTCTTTGAAGCTTACCGTTATAGTTCCTTTCTGGCTGTTGTCAAGCTTATAGAAACCGTTATGCTTGTTGATCATTTCAAGAGCCGATTCCTTGTCAACAAAGCTGCATTCGATATAATCTTCTACAACTGTTTTATCTTGGGTTTTGATTGTTTTACGTTTATGCTTAAAGGATTTAATTAACTTTCTCACCTCAATTGGTAAGGATTTAACCTCATCGACTGAAAGGCCCAGCACAATGGTTATATCTGAATTAACCCACTGATCTAATTTTTGGATCACGTCCTGGTGTGTAAAATTGAGCTTTTCAAATACTCCGTCCTTCAACTTTTGTACGTAATCTAAAATGTTATCTTTCGTTAACAGTCGGGATGCTTGCTCTTTAGCACTTCTTTTAGCATAACCGGCACGAATAGCAGCTTGAGTCTGGTTCAAATCGATTACATACTCTTCGCAAAACCTTTTTTGCCTTGGGGTTAACTTCTTCATTCTCTAAATGTTTAAATCAAAACCATTCTTTGAGGCTTTGAAATTATCTCTGATGAAATACGGTTGGCTCTTCCAGTTTTTAATCTGCTCTGAATTCTTATTCAAATAGTTTTGAGCCTTTGCCGGTATTCCCTTTACTAAATGCCGTTGATCAATATTCCCCCCGGCTAAATAGCTTTTAAATTTTTCTCTTGGTAGTACAATTGAGTTTGATACACATTTGCACGACACGTGAAACCCTGTGAACTTGAAATCCTTTGAATAAGCTCCTACAAGAAAATCACAAATATCCCTCACCACGTGGGCCGCGCTTAGTTCTATTCTTTGACCCATTACAAACGGCATCGTTTTACGTCTTTCAAAGTCGTTAGTCCTGTATGCTATGTTTACTTCATTACGGCTAATCCTCAATGCGTTCTTATAACTGGAACGGTACACGCCCTGCCCCGGATTGTAATTCTTTGCTGGTGTACTCAACACCAGTTTCCCTTCTTCATTTCTCAACCTCCTGAATCTTCGCTCTGGCTCCTTCAGGTACTTCTTTAAATCCGTTGCCATATCTGCAGCGCTGCGTCCGTTTACTATTCCGCTTTCCAGTAACAGGTTAACAGCTTCCCTCGTTCCCTTGGTAACGCTAACTACTCGATCGCTCAGAAATGAACCACCAGCTTTTCTTTTGATGAATGACTTAGCGGCTCCGGCATTACTGGCAAGCATTGTTTCTACTTGCTCAGAAGGCACACCCATATCTTTGATGTAGTCCTTAATGAAATCATCTGAACAGGCGTTAGATAAAGAGAAACTGGTTTCAATCTGTTCTTGAACCAGCCTCTCCAAATCATCATTAAACCTAATCAACGCATTATCAAAGGCTCGTTTTCGAGTATCGGTCATCCTGCCATTATAATTTCTAAATATTGTACCAAACTCCCGGGTGTATTCTGCATACAGTCTATCTAAATGCCATTCCTGCGCACCTATCAAACTGAATAGTTTTCTTTCACAGGGATTTGGCTTACTCATCCTCTAGGATTAAAGAGCGTGAAGATCTTTGCGCATTTTCTTTCTGGATCTGCTCAATTTCTGTTTTTGCATCTTTGGTATATGGACTTCTTGAAATTAAAGTCTCTTGGCTGTTTACTGGATAACCTCCACTAGCATCCACTAAAGCTTTGATTTCTTCCGCTATATCTCTAGGGATTGAAAGGTTGAATTCAATATCAAATTCTAAGTTATCTTCATCTATATCTAAGCCGTTTTTAACAACACTGATAATTCTCTCTATAACTGTTCGGTATTGTCCTTGTTTTGACTTCGCTTTGTTTATGGCATCCTGAAGCATTAATTCAAGAGCCCGGCCAGATATTGTTCCGATTCCCTTTACGTTGTCAAAACTTAGATCAGGAGTTTGTGAAATATTGAAAATGAATTCTTTCAAATAGTCCATTTCTAATTTGATTGATTCAACACCGGTGTCACGCTGTAAAAATTCTGCTTCTGCCTCAACGATTTGCCCGTTCTTCTCAGCTATTCCTAGAAGTATAGATTTACCATCGTCTGAAATATCAATCAACCCCTCGTCTTTACCTTCTTTATTTTTGATAGTTGAGCCTTTGAGTTTTAGAATAGGAAAGGCGAAGTAGTTGTTTGAGCCGGCTAATTTGCTGATAAGCATTTCTACGCGATCAATTAATTCTTTAGTGTCATACCATTCTGGCTGTGGCTGCTCGTGAAAAACAACCGGGATAACTCCAAAATCGTGGGTGTCACTACCTAAATATTTTAAATCTGAAGAACCCGGTCCGCTGTACTTATGAATATACTCATCTGTGAATATCCAAAGGTGACTAACCTCATCTATTACAAACTCCCAATAAAAAGCTACTAAGTCTCCGTAAACATCATACTCAGGAGTATATTTTCCGTTGTCGGAATTGTACATTCTGGCTTTAATATCTTTATCTGGCCCCACTTCGGAAAATATAAATACTGCCATTGTCTCAGACATAACCACTTTAGCAAATTCAAGAAGCTTATTATTCAGCCTGTTCTTTTTAATAGCCTGCAGAATCCTTTGTCCGTTTTCGTTGTCTGGATCATTCGCTGTTATACTTACCGGCTCAGCTAATAAAAAACTTGCGGCTGTTTCTACAATCTTTTTTTGTAGGTTGATAACAAGTCGCTCAGCTTCGATAGTCTTTAGATTGTTCTGGTAGTTCTCGCGGTAACCTACCTGCAGTTTCCTAATTTTACGGTCTCCCCGGTATTCTTTGACATAAGGCATCACATCTCTAGAGTTAGCTTCTAGGAATTTAATAACTTGTTCTTTACTGGTGTGATCTATTTGATTTGTCTCCATAGTTTTTTACTTTAAACGTTCTTGACGGTCCTTTGCGGCTTGAGCCCTTTTCTGTTCTCTAGATCCAAATTCTTTAAGCCTTTGTTTATAGATTATATCTTGCTCAATTGCAGATTTGATTGAGTGCGGTTTTAAATTGTATTGTCCGTCGTTAGCGTGAAAGAAATACTCTGCTATAGAATTCACATTCATAGTACCTCTGTATCCAACTGCTTCCAGTTCGGCTTGTAATTCTTTGAAACCGTCCATAAATTTATTGGCTGCATCGTAAATTTTGTTTTCTTGATCTGTCGCCAGATAAACCTTGCAATGCTGCTCAATAAATTTCGCCTCCGTTTCTTCAGTTATCATAAAACTCCCGCCGACATAGTCAATCATTTCCAGTTTAAGAAATGGCGTGTTGTCATTAAAACCTCTGTAATAATTCCGGAAAGAAATTACATTTTGAACATCGTCCTTAAATTTTTGAAATATTTCATTGCTACCTTTTATTAGGTTTGCTTTAATAAGGCTTGAGGTTATACCAGCCTTTTTGATTTGAGATTCCATATTTCTCAAATACTTTTGCTCCATATTTCTCAAGCCCCCTTTTTTAATCTCTTGAAAAACCTTACCTGAGAAAGATCCCATCTCAAGAGCCTCATATCCCGTTAGCATATTTACTAACAGAGGTTTTATTCTTTTCAGGTCTTTACGAATGTTTTCAACACCCTTGTTATCCTGATGAATTAATTTTTTTGCCTTCATACTTCTGTTTTTAACAGGGATATCTAAACCCCTTTGTTTAATTATTGATTTTAATTTTGCTGATAATCTGCTCAACGTTTTTGTATTCTGTAAATAAGCGCTCAAGGCTTATTTCTTTACAGGCAACCACTACTTTATTAGATGGCTTGCCGTCTTTCTTTAATTCATACAAGGCCTTCTCAATTTTATTTAAGGCTGCTTTTTGGCGTTTTACTAATCGTCGTTCAGCCATTTCTTTGACCTTATTTTTGATATTAATATCCTTTGGCATTATCCCGTATTCATCAAGAAAATCATAGAGATATAAGCGACCAGGCTCAATGGAATTAGTTTCAATAAATTGAGCATGTGCTTCTCTAAGACCATTAAGTATTAAATCCATTTTTTGGTCTTCGGTGAGTTCGTCCGTTTTGCAAGAGTTGTCTTTAAAAAGTGGGATATTGTTATCGTGACGAATCTTCAAGAGCCATTTCTTGTACTGATCTAAAACCTTCGATACATATTCCGCATTAAAGAGTTGGAAATGTTTCACGCGCTCTCCATAAACTCCATATCGCTCTAGCTTAAATGCGTAGTCGATTTCCTCAATAGACAAGCTTTTAAAACGTGCTAATATCATTTCTTTTATATCCTGCTTATTGATATTGCTTATAGGATCTTTGAGTCCTATGAGATTTGCTGCTTTTACAAACACCATTGCTAAATTGGGTCCTATCTGATCCGGTGGTATATTTTTGATTTTATCAAATTCAACCACATTCCGAGCAAAAGCAATCTCTGTTAAATTACCAGCCTTCGCTATTCTGTCTGATAGTTTGTGCTGACTGACGGTTAATTGTTGGCTCTGCGCTTCCATGTCGTTTATTATTTAAGGGCTGATTAGCTTGCGCTACTAGTGTTGATATTTTTTTTCTAAGTGTTTTTGTTGAAAGAATATTAGTTTTCCAAAATTCCCCGGCTGGTGAGTTGAGAAATTTATACGCCATGGTAACTTGGTCTTTATTTACCTCATCTCTCTGAAACATCAACCTAATCGGATCTACATAATTTTTATATGTAGCTTTTCGCTGATCCTTTGTTGTGGAATTTTTTTCTTCTAAATTTTTAATGAATAATTGCTGAAAAGATTTAGCTATCTGAAAATATTTTTTTTCTGAATCCTCGACGTCTGAAATGTTAATTTCAGATAGAAGATTATTTCTTATATTCTTAATTTCTTTATCTTCTTTACTTCTTATAGTGTTGTTGGGTTGCGTGTTATTTTGATGTTGTTCACGTGTTGGGTTGCGTGTTGGTTTGGTTGTTGATTCTTCTTCGTTCGGTTGGTAATCGTCATATTTTACAAGGGTTACCACCGTAAATTTGTTTGTTGAGTAGGTTGTTATTTCGCCTGTTGATTTGAGTTTGCTTATAGCTGTTCTGAATTGTTGCTTAGAAATGCCTATTTTTTTAGGAGTTTCTGAGGTTCCTGTAATGCATTGACCTCTTTGAATTGGGTACTTCTTATACTCTGTGTATTCCCAGTTTGCAGTTAGAAGCAGGTGCATAAATGTTAATCTAACTGGCACATCATTATACCATTCCCACTCTAAAAGCTTCCTGTGCATCTTTATCCATCCTATCGCCATACTATTTACCTATAAAGATCTTTGATGTCTGATTTGCTTGAGTAGTGACTTAGCTCAAGCTCAAGAATTTCCTTTGCGCTCTGTATTCTTGTGATTTTTTCTGAGAGTAACTGTATTGCGTAAGACTGAAGTTTTATAGCTACATCACTTCTAAGTCTAAAACCTATTGCAACAACTTCATTAAGAGTGAACAATTCCTGAACCCTCACTTTACCATCTTTAGCAATATGGCGAGATTTCGCCGGGTTGATTAGCCCGTCTTGTTTAAGATTTCTAATGTTATCCGCTAAAGTCTTTCTAGGTACTTGATATAATTCACTCATCTGACTCCTACTTGCGAAACGCTTAGTGCTGTCAACAATTCCAAAATCTTTGAATATTGACAATTCGCTATCTTTAAAATGAGTAGCGCAAATAGATTTGTCGCCATGTGCTTTAATATTGCTCATGACCTACTTGTTAAGTTTGATTAATGTTTGAAGAAGTTCACTTCGTTTATAATACCTGCGATTAGAAATACCATAGGCTGTGACTATTCCTTTATTAGTCCAAGTCCAAAGGGTTGAAGAGTTTATTTTTAAAAATTTACAAGCCTCATCCCGAGTAAGAAGCTCTTCCGGTTCATTAGGAATAGATAATGCCTGCTTAATGTGATCAATCAGTTTTTCATCCCGATGATTTAAAACCTCGAGTAACTGATCAGTTGTGAGAAGATTTACTGTTCCTGACATTGCGCTTAGATGTTTAATTTCTATAGCGCAAATTTGAGGGTGTCAAGAATATAATTTAGAAACGTTATCGTGCTGAAATGTGCTGAAAACGTGTTGAAATGTGTTTTTAGACTATTTCATTTTTAATACGCTCGTATAGGCTTTGGATTTTATTACCACTACCGCTATGTCTAGAATCTATTCTATCAATAGAAATATTATAAAGCTCTGTATTGACCAGCTCAACAAACCTCGTGTTTGAACATAATATCTGATTTGGCTTATCCTCTTTCATGATCCAATAAATCCTACTGTAATTTGCGAGTTTGCTCTTTTTATCCTTATGAATTTCGTGTAGTTCTTTGAAAATCCAGTAGGCCTTATCATCTAAAAAAACATCCTTATGAGGATTTTCAACGTATGATGCATTTCGCCTTATGAATTTTAGATATTCATTTGCTATAAAAGTCACCTTTGCGTCAATATTTGCCTTTCCTGCTGATTTTTTGTGTAGCTCAAGAAGTGCTTCAATTCTAGGAGTTAGCACCTCTTTCCGGTAATGCTCATTTTCTTTTTGAGTATTATTGAGTTTGCTATCTTTAAAATGGTTTTTATATAGTTTGTGGAAGTCCGCTGTTGTTTCGGCTAGTCTAGTCTGATTCTTTAAAATATATTTTTCCTTTTTGACTACGTCAAATCTTTCACCTTTTTGATTTATGTAGTAGATCTGTCCGTCTGACTCAAACTTCTCCGGCTCTGGATTTTCGGTATAAAAAGTATCATAGAACCCCTCTCCTTTTTCATTATAATACAACTCACCACAGTATTTATCTTCAATAGGAATGCTTAAAAACTGCTTTAAAGCACCCCTATCCATTACTTTTTTACTTAGATCATTCCAAATATCTGACATACTATCTCAATTATTGGTTAACAAGCTTATTGAGTTCCTCCAGATCCTTTAAGGAATTAATCCGGTACACTTTGCCCTGAAACTCTACGAACCCGTTTAGAACTCCCTCAGCACCCCCTACCGGCTTTGTAGAATGGAATAGCTGACGAATATCAACATCTAATACCTCAGCGATTTGTTGTAGCAAATTTGGGCGGGGGAAAGATTCACCATTTACAATATTATAAATTGAGACTGGACTAACCTCTAAAGCTTTTGCTAGATCACGGGCGTTTATAGATTGCTCGTTTAATAATTCTTTAATTCTTAATATCTGCATCGTTTTTTATTGTTTAGCACAAATGTATATTAATTAATTAAAACTTTACAAAATATTTGTTATTTATAAAGTATTGCTTTACGTTTGTCTCAATAATATTAAGTATCACTTTACACTTATAACTATGAAAACGATTTTTAAATTCGAGAATGCAACCGTAAGCCACATTATTCACAAAGAAATGGAGACGCTTTTAAAACTTCAAGAGGAAACAGATTATATGCTTAAAGCCTATGAAAAATATTCTTCCAAACCTAAAAAGCAGCAATTAGTTAAGTTGAATGTTCCAGAAGGACTGGCTATCGATCTTATATACGGTGCGTTGATTCTGTTTGAAAAAGAAACTTTTATTGATGTATCTATGCTTGAATTCTTAGAAAAAACCTTTGACACATTTTCATCTAAAATATATAACACGGATGAGCCAAAACAGGTAATTGATAATATGTATGATAGCGTATTTCAAAGCCTTCCAGACTTAAAAGAGAACAAACCACATTACCTCAATCAATTCTACGAAGCTTGCGCATACCTTCATAAATTGAGCGATATCACATATTTTCTAACTGGTGACTTTAATTTCAATATCCCGTACGACTTATTAATTGTGCTCTCAGACATAGAAGCCTCTACTATTCTTTTAAATCATTTGAGCACCCCTAAGTCTTATAGCACGGAGTTTGATAAAACTTTTTATAAATGGACTGAAATACTAGAAGAAGAAACAAAAGGCGAAGTTATTCAAAAGCGATTTAAGGAAGAGCTAAACGCCCACGTTGAAAAACTGATGCCGGCTGCAGTATGAAAAGTGTAAATATTATTATACTGAATGTAATAGAAAATACGCGTAAAGAATTCTTTAGTAAATTTGGCAAAGATCCGGAAGAGGAAAAAAAGCTTTTTATAAATTGGTACGTCCAAAACAATGAAGCTCCGCTCCGGGTCCTTATTAATGATTTATCAGATTACTATCTGCATATTTCAGAGCGTCAAATTTTACGATATCTAAATGAATAGAGACAAGAACTTTGTAAAAAAGCGTATCAAAAGAATAGGCCTGTTTTTTGAAATTAAAAAGGCTCAAGGATTAACTTCAAAGGTTGCCATTATTGAAATAGCTCAAGCTTTAAGTGTATCCCGTAGCGTAGTAGTTAAGGACCTGGGGAAATACAATAAAAGTCTGAAAAATGAAGAGTAG